GAAGCTCAAATTAATTAATCGACTGAGGCTTTAGACCTTCTAGTTTTAAAACCCCCTTTACAGGGTAAAGGGGTTTTAAAACTTTAGAAGGTCTTAAAGGAGGCGGCGATGGCTGACGAGATGGTAGATACTGTAATAGTTTACGAGTTGACCGACAGCGGTTCAACACCAGAGTTTTTTACAAACACTACGTTACTTGCATTTGATGCTACTTTAGATGATTTTATTGAAGATATTATTGATGCAAACCCTACAAAGTTTTTGCATTACACTACATTTTGTAAGAACGGTGACGGCACATTTGGTGTTGCTACCCTCGACGGTCTTAGGGATTCTTAGTTTTAAAACCCCTCACTTGTGAGGGTTTTAAAACTTAGAAGCCCTTAGAGGACTGCCAGCCGGTTCTCTGCTCTTTAGCAACCAACCTAAACTTCATTGCACTTGGAGGTGCTTATGTCTCAGTTCGACTATACTACTCTTGACCCCAACAAGCCAGCTTCATATCGCCAATTCAATGGTGTTGCATATCACTTTGCTTTGTTGCACACCAAAGGTGACAAGTCAAAAACTTACATGGCAACTCGTATGTTCAAAGCTATCTTGTACAAGTTCTATAACGAACAAGATATTCAAATGACTCATGGCGAGGCTCAAAAGTTCTTCAAAGCCAAGCGAGTTCCTGCTCAGTTCAAAAAGCTGATTACGATTCGTAAGTAATCTTTATAACCCCGCTTCGGCGGGGTTTTTTTTAACTTTAAAAAAGGAATCTTGTAATGAATACTAATGAAGTTAAATATAAAGAAACAAGAAATTTATTGTTGTTTGGTTCTTATGTTTTTACAGTCGTTGCTGTAATTATATTATCAGTTTAACCCACCTTGGGTGAGCATAGTTTGGTTGGCGCTATGCTTTAAAATGGTAAGCTATTGCTCCGCTTACAAGTCAACCACTCACCCTAAACTTTATACGGAGAAATTGTTATGCGTTATGCAGATTCTGAAAGTAATACAAGCTATCATGTTGTTCAAAGAGGTACGGCTCCCCAACCAATCAATATACGTGGTCGGCGCTCCCCTTGGCGAGAAAGATTTGAGCAAATGCAACCACTAGAATGGTTTGTTGTACCAAAGGATGACCGCCAAAGAACTCAAGCGGCGGCGCACAACCATCTCAAAGGGCGGTACAGCTTTTACAAAATTAACGATAATGGTGATTGCTGTTTGTTAAAACTCCGCTAATTGTGGGGGACTTTAGGGAGCTTCGGCTCCCTCTTTTTTTATTTGGAGGATATTATGCTGTGGAAAAATGAGTGTGGTCATCCCGTAGAAGATTATTTATTTAGCATTACTGGCCCTGTTGATTCTTATGATGTGTGGTACTACAGACATAGCCTTGGAGATAAAAACGAATTTTGTTTGCGCTATGGCAATGAAGACCATGAATATAAAAGTAGTTGGGATTGTGCATGGATTGAACGGCGTATCTCTCATCTAAATAAATTTGCTGAAACTCCAACAGATAGGATGGAGTTAATAATGTTTATCAATATGAAAGATAAGATACGAGAAAAAGGTTATTGGGATATCTCTTGGGATCTTACTCCTGAAGTAACAGAACTACAGCGGGTTGTCAAGTATGATGATGCACCAGAAGATACTGGCAAAGATAACTGGCGGCTTGAAAGATTAAATTAGAATGGGCTTCTACGTCTTTAAAACCCCCTTACAGGGTAAGGGGTTTTAAAGACTTAAGAAGCCCCCCACCACCGACGACGACAACGGAGATTGATATGATTGTATTCGTGTACCCCAGCAAAAAAATATTGAAAGAAAACATTGGCAACGAGTTGCAGTATATTGAAACAAGTATGTTTGGCCCAGAGTATCGGGCAGATGGTGTGTTGGTCGGGGCCAATCGGCCTCATATAACAGGGATCGGGCGCGAGTTTTTCGCCAAGGTCACAATGGTTGATGGTAAAATTTCTAAAGTTTCTTAAGGAGAAAATATTATGGCACACGCTACTGGTTACTTTACTGTAGAAATGGAAGTAGATATTAATGATTACGATGGTGATTTTGATATTGAGTTTGAGGGTCTTAGTGATGTTTTTGACACTGCTATAGCACAGGGCCACACCCCAGAAGAAATTATTGACTACTGCTTTGACGAGGGCAAGGTTGATCCCTCAAAGTTTATGCAGGAATACATGACAGTTGAGCAGATTAATCAGCTATACCATGAGGCTGTTGCTAACAAGCTGGATTTATTGGCACTTACAGTATCTAATCAACGCGATAAAATTAAAGAGCTTGAGACAGAGCTTGAAGAGGCTCGTAAAACTGATAAAGAAGTAGCTAAAGAAATAGCATATTAAATATACGGGGGCTTCGTCCCCCTTTTTTGAGGATTTATTATGTACAATATTCATGCCCAAGCAGTACAAAATTACTCAAAACTATCTAGTTCTAACCTTGCCGATGTAATACTTATGGTCGTACTAAGTATTCAACAGCCGTGGTATGCTATTGGCAAGCAACTCAAAGATGTAAAAGTAAACGGCATTAACTCTAGATTTATCTGGGGTAACAAGGCCAAGACTTACAAGTCTCTCATGTCCCGCAAAGAATTTGTTTACTCTCAATACCTTGCAGTTCTCAATTCAAATAAATCTGATGATGACAAAGCCCTGTCATTGATGAATGTATTTTTACAGATTGATGGGTTAGGTATGGCAAAGGCTGGCTTTGTTTGTCAATTATCCGCAGGATTGGTGGGATGCATTGACATTCACAACCTACGAATGTACAGTATCCCCATGAAAGATTTAAAATTATCTAAGTCTGTAAAATCTAAAGCTATAAAAAATCGTCGTGTTATGAATTATATTTCTATATGTCACGACATTGGTACAGAAAAGTTATGGAACACTTGGTGCAATACACTTGCTACCAAGTCCAAAAGATTTGAGGATGGCTTTCATGTATCCCAAGTGCATTACAGCTATCTTCAAGATGCGGTAAACCTTTAACTAACTGGAGACTATTATGTCAGATGTAATTTCTATCTTTGGTACTGAGCGCCCAGCAGATCCTTTTGCTGGCAAAGGCTATGGTGTTGCTGATTTTCCTGTGGCAACCCGACCATTGCTTTACTTTAATGATGATACCGATCAGTGGTATGACTCATCAAAGGTTGCAGTAGTTCGTACTGATACTATGGACGAGCTTGGTGTTCATGGTAAAAATTATAAGCCTGTCGCGCCCCGTGAATTGATTGATACTCAACGTGCAATCATTATGCGTAGTGATCTAAACACTGACGGCATCACTGAAACTATTGAGTGCAGTCACAATGGTGCGGCTACGTTTGTTAAATATAGACTACCAGAGCATAGCTTTGCTACACCTGATGGCGACACAGCAGAGCTTACATTCTTGGGGATCACCTCTCTCAACAGTACCTTTTCTTTCTTGCTGTCTGTCGGTGCTCGACAATCTGCTTGCTTCAATGGTCAAGTATTTGTCAGGGGCGAGGCTGGTTTATTCAAAGCTCGACACACAAAGAATCTTGATATCAATGCGGCGGCAAGGTCTATCAGCAAGTCGATAGATATCTTTGACAAAGAGCGTGAGCTTTGGGCGCAGATGTATCAGACTCAAGTAACCCAAAAGCAAGCAATGTTTATTTTTGCAGAGGCCGCTGGTTGTCTTGATTTAGTACAGGCTACAGTTAATGAGAGTGGTGCGTCTTGGTCAGCAGTGTTTGATAAGTTACCGCGAATCAATAGTACATTAACTTATCTGGCTAAGGCTTGGAACGAGTACGCTAGTAAGATGGGCGACAACCAATGGGCTGTATACAATACCCTAACTGATTGGTCTACTCATGCTCCAGCGTCTACCAAAAAGTCTGAGTCTAACATTGCTTCAGTTAAGCAGAAGCGTTCAGATATTGTTCGGAAGGTATGTACATCTGATGTCTTCCGTATCGCGGCCTGAGAAAGTTGACATTGAATCTCTTGTTCAGCTTTATATTTACATCAAACCCAACCCTGATTATTCGGGGTTGGCTCAGAAGCTGAGAGATTTATACTTTACTGAGTCTGAGATCTTTAATGTCCTTCACAAAGTTCGTGAAGGTTACTACTAATCAAAGCCCTTCGGGGCTTTTTTTTAGACCTTCTTGTTTTAAAACCCCCTTACAGGGTAAGGGGTTTTAAAACTTAGAAGGTCTTAAAGGAGAGACGACGATGTTAGTAGATTTTATGCCCAACGGCCCAGCGAGTGACTACGATACAGTGATGACTGCATTTAATTTTGTAGACCACTTTATCATATGGCAAGAGGACACCCAGCAATATATTCTAAACGGACGGCCTGAAGAAATGGAGATGGCTCTACGCAGTTTACTAATTGAAAGGGGTACAGCAGATGATACTGAAACAGAATAAAGAGCCGGTGATAAATACAGATAGACTAGTCAGGTCAGCAATGAATGATGAGGACTATTGCTCTTTTATTTTGGACTGCTTGCACCAAGAGCAAAACGAATGGTCTATGGATAAGCTGATGAAGTTTTGGATTAATGCATCTTATTCAGATGACACTGTTGAAGAATGGATAAACCGACACAGAGGAAAATAATATGTACTACATAGCATCTAAACTACAGCGCGGCAACGGCATGATTGTATGGCGTCATGTCAAAAAACTGACAACCTTCAAAGCTACCGATGGCATGGAATATGTAGTCGCTAAAAGTAAAAAAGAAATGGATCAGTCACTGCCGATTTATATTGGCATAGGTGACAAGCTAGTAAAAACTAGACGTTATGAGATACGTTGGCTTGATGCACTAATTCAATCTTAAAGGAGATAATCATGGAAAATGAAATGCTGATCGTTTGGGTTATGGAGTACTACGATACAGTTGCAGGAGAAAAATCACTTGATCTGTACAAGACAGAAGAGATGGCTCAAGAAGATAAAAGAAAGCTGACGGCTGACGGCACTATTCGTGACGTTTTAATTTATCAACGGATGGTATGGCAATGAATATGTTACAAGAATTGCGTCAATACAGACAGACTTTACGCGATCTCAAGGCTGACAATCTACGATCTATGAGACACTATAAACGTGAGTTTGGTAAGCACTCTTCTCTTACTCATTACATGGACGGTATGGCAAATGGTAAGACTGCGGCTTTAATGCAAGTTGACTACTTTATTACTAGACTAGAAATGGAGGAAGAGTATGGGAACGCCTAGTATGTATGGATCGTTTGTTCTAGATGTAGAACTAGACTGTGATTGGGCAACGATGGACGTAAGAATTTTTTATACAAATCATTCAGAAGGAGTAGACCTTGATAAAGTCGAGATGGTTGGGGGTCTGTTGGCAGGATTGGATGTCAGTAGCTACCTCAATACTGATTATATATTTGATCTTATCGCTGATGAGATAGCCAATGCAGACTACCACTGGTCAGATCACGGAGATGTAGCATGAATATATTTTATCTAGACGAAGATCCTTTTGTCTGTGCAAAACGAATGTGTGACCAACATATTACAAAGATGCCACTTGAATCTGCACAGATTTTATCTACTGCTCATCGTGTGCTTGATGGTACTTTAGTTGTAGGTAAAACTAAATCAGGTCGTAATGCTAAACGATGGGTGCTCAACAAATATGATGATAAGTTTTATCTTGCGGCTTATGTCAATCATCCCAGCACAGTCTGGGCGAGACAAAGCTCAGAGCATTACACTTGGTTATATGAGCACTTCCGTGCGCTGTGTCTTGAGTTCTTTGAACGCTACCGACACCATCACTCAAGCTGGAATAAGTTAAAGTTCTTTCTATCAAAACTACCAGAAAACATTGAAGACAATGGCTTTGTTGCTCCGCCACAATGTATGCCTGATGACTACAAACACACTGATACTATCATAGCTTACAACCTTTATTACGCTTCTAAATTTACTGATTGGTGTGCCAAAGGGAGGCCCATGCGATGGACAAAAAGTGGCTTAGTAAGTTACGGCTCACGTTATTTAGCGTGATTTGTTTTATTGTTGGATGTAATATTGGATTGTATATTAGAGGAGAATTATTTTGAAAACTTACGTACACGTAAACCAACACATGATTCGTGCTAACAAAAAACATGGTACGAATCGTCCGGTCATTACAATAAAGCGTGGTAAATCAAATACTTACTGCCATGAAGTTGAGATCTTAGGGCCGTCAGTTGTCAAGTATGGTGGCAACGACGAGCCTTTACTTCCTTGTGGTGCAAGAGTTGTAGTCGAAACAGAAGGTAACGTGAGGGTAATTCGATGAGTATTGATGACGCAACACCAGAAGAATGGAACCAATTAGGTAAGACAGCTACGGGTAAATTATATCACCCCGAAGATAAACACACCGATCCCGTGACCAAACCAGATCACTACAATAAAGGGGGGATCGAAGCAATTGACTACATTAGACAACAATTAGGGCCAGCATTTCAATTCTATTGTGCTGGTAATGTAATGAAATATTTACACCGCTTTCGTTACAAGAACGGTGTTGAAGATGTAAAGAAAGCAAGAGTATATCTTGATTGGCTGATAGAGGAAATAGAAACGTGAACAAACTTATTGACCGTCTCAAACGAGACAACCAGTTTTACTTTTCAGAAATACATGGCATACAACATTATTGTAATGTGTCGCTGGCTGGATTGCGACTAGCAAAACACTATGATTTGAATCCAAAGTTGGTGAGATACTTTGCGTATTTACATGATTGTTGTAGAGAAAACGAAGGCACTGACCCAGATCATGGGCCTCGTGCCGCAGATTACATTGAGTCTGTAAAATACTTAATTGATTTATGCACAGCAGAACGTTGGATGTTGCAATCTGCTTGTGCTATGCACACACATGCACAACCTTGGGATGGTCACAAGTATACACTTTTTGAGAAGTGTGCTTTCGATGCAGACCGCTCCGATATTGGGCGTGTTTGCTTTGCTGTTGATCCAGAATATTTATTTACCAACAAAGGCAAGGAGTTTTTTGTAGATGAGGAGGAGTATGCATTTGCGTAATTTTACCATTCCACTTGACAGGTCAAATTCGGGCCTGTATAGTCTTCATAGATCTTACAGTTGGAGGTGTTAGTTGAAGATCATACAAGGTAACTTTGGTGACAAAAAAAATAAATCTTTATCAGATAAAGTTTCAGCGGGTTTAGAGCAGTTACAAAAGTCTGAAAACACTGATGAAGTTTTAAGATATCCTTTTATTTTAATAGTAGATAGTGGTGAAGATTTAAAGGTGGTATCTGATATTGAAATGGAAAAGTTTAATTTACTTATAGATCTAGTAAAGATGACTATTTTAACTGGAAATTATGATTGAGGATCTATGGAACAACAAAGTTTAAATATAGAGGACGCACTGTGTAAAGCTTTTATCATGTCGTTAGGTGCTGGTATGCCTGACTATAAAGCTGTTTCACATATGTGTAAGTTTGTAAAAGGAAGCGCTCAAGTGGAGGATGAAGTGCTGACCGAAGATTATGTTTATAGAATGATACCGCAGTACATTAATTTTCTTTTTAACAAGTTTGACAATTCGGAGATTTAATTATGGCTCTTGTAGAAGGTGTTGCATACTGGGCTTCTGTTACCACCCCAAACACAACGTACCAACCAGTGTATACTGTGAACTTGGTGGTGTCTGATGATGTTGCCAAAGACTTTCAAAGTCGTGGCTTCACGGTAAAGGATATGGACGAAGGCCCAGCACTTCTTATCAAGCGTAAAGTAAGTGGCCCCAATGGTATGGTGCGTTCTGCTCCAAAGCTGTTGGATAAAAACAAACAGCCTCTAAACGTAAGTGTCGGTAACGGCAGTAAAGTTCGGGTGCAGTACAAAGAGTGGGAGTCCACTTGGAATGGTACGCTGTACAAGGGGCTTGACTTTCAAGCGATGCAGGTATTAGAGTTGATTGAGTATTCTAGCCCTGATGGTGCAGAGTTTGATATTGTCGATGGCGAAGATGGAGATGAGTTGTGAACTATCGTTATACGTTTGACGATAAAGTTTATGATGTGTCAAAGCTACCACTTGAGGCAGTTTCATGCTTCAAGTTGTTAGCGAATGTTAATGATCGCATTGATGACTTTCAAAACGAAGTAACCATTGCTCAAGCATCTGCGGTGGCACTACACCAAAAAATGCAAGAGCTTTTAGATGACTCTGCAATTGTCGAGGACAATGATACGGAGGAATAAACTATGGGCGATTTTGTGGGCTATCAAAAGCCCTGCCCTGAATGTGGCGGCAGTGATCCTGTCGCCATAAA